CGTATTTGGTGGTGGTGGTGGTGGTGGTGGTGTATCAAAATGTGGAGTTTCAGGTAGAGGTGGAGCTGGCGGTGCAGGCGGTGCCATAATCTATTCTTGGTAATAACAAGGAGAAAACCATGTGCGATGCAACTAGTGAAACCCTCCAGCAAGACACTCTAAATAATGAAGAAGGAAAAAAATCATGAACGATGCAAACGAAACCCCCCAACAAGATACTCTTAACGCAAACATCTACTTTCCAACAGTCGTATACACCATTGAAAAACCTGAGTTTCTTGAAGCTGTAAACAAGGTTGCTGAAGAAGCGCTTGTAGAGTCCAGAAAGAACGCACCACTCAACGAAATTTATCCTGTCCACATGACGGGTAACTTGTTTGACAAATCCGAAATTCTTCCGTTTCAATATTACGTTGGTGACACAGCCGCTAACATCTTGCGTGAGCAAGGTTATAATATCGATGGCTTTGACACTTACTTCTCAGAGATGTGGTGTCAAGAACACTTTAAACACTCAGCTATGGATCAACACGTTCATGGCGCTGGCTCACAGATCGTAGGCTTTTACTTCTTAGAAGCACCAGAAGACTGCTCACACGTTGTGTTCCATGATCCCCGCGCTGGTAAGCCATTGATCTCATGGGCAGAAACTGATATGTCTCAAGCAACGGCGGCAAGCAACATGATTAACTTCACGCCTAAACCCGGCCTGTTGATATTTACAAACGCTTGGTTGCCACATAGTTTTACCCGTAATGCTTCTGAAAAGCCAATCAAGTTCATTCACTTTAACTTAGGCCTGCGACCTGGGGCCCCAGTGTTTAATGTTGCACCAGCCGCTGAGATTGTATGAACACCTATCAAATACGTTTTAATAAATCAAGAGGTCAAGCTGGTCGCGGCTCAATGGACCATGTTTGGCGGGTGTTTGAAAACGGCAAAGAGTTTTTGTTTAAGAACTTAGACATTACAGTTCCAATCAAAAGTGAAAAAGATGTCAACGGAGTAGATTACAACATCACTTGCCAAGGTTACATGACAATGGATCGAGACACCTCTACAGCAGTCATCACATCCACGGTCAAGGAACTAGAGCCAGCATGATATGTGATTGAGCTGAACAGCCACAACACATACACCATAATCCAAACTCCCAGTTTGACTAAATAGGTAATCAAATTGGGAGTTAAACTTGGCTGCATTTTCAGAATTAAACTTAGAGCAGTATGCTAATTTCTCTACTACAGTCAACGTAGAAGACTCTAGTGGCACAGCAATCAACCTATCCGGTTATTCGGCTGCATCTCAAATAAGAAAATCTTATTACTCAACAACTGCAACTAATTTCACCGCATCTATAACTGGTGTTGCAAACGGTGAGGTTACTATTTCTATGACGGCTGCTAATACAGCTAATATGTCTGCTGGCCGATATCTTTACGACCTCGTTATTACTTCTCCCACTTCAATTAAAACAAGGGTGATTGAAGGTATTGTTGTTGTGTTGCCTGGAGTAACGCAGTCATAATGGCAATCACAGCTAAAATCAATGTTACAACTGGTATTGGTCGAGCAACTATTACTCAACCAAATAGGTCCACTATTGTCGCACAGAATTTTGCACCAAAACCAAATGTTAGTTTATCTCAACTTACTGATATATCAGTAGTTGGCGTTCAAAACAAACGTCTGCTGGTGCTTCTATTAATGACGCATTGACTTTTTCAATTATTTTAGGATAAAATATGGCAAAACCAACCACAAGAGCTGAGTTTAAGACTTACTGTCTACGTAGACTAGGTTTTCCTGTCATCGAGATTAATGTTGATGATGACCAAGTTGATGATCGTATTGATGATGCACTTGCATTCTTTAATGATTACCACTATGATGGTACAGAAAAGATTTTTATGAAGCACCGTATTACTCAGGAAGATATTGATCGCCGTTGGATCCATTGTCCAGATGCGGTTACTTTTGTGACCAATGTATTTCCTTTTGATGATTCTAATTCATCAATCAATATGTTTGACTTGCGCTATCAATTACGCTTGCACGATTTATATGACTTTACATCGGTGTCATATGTGTCATATGAGATGACAATGCAACATATTCAAACATTGAACTTGTTGTTTTCTGGTAAACCACAATTTAGATTTAACCGCCACCAAAACAAATTGTTTTTAGACATTGATTGGTCAAGTGACCGTGAGGTTGGTGAATATGTAATTGTTGAGTGTTACCGCCAGTTACGACCAGATTCAGCCACATTAACTGGTACAGTTACTTGTACCAATACATCCACTACTGTGACCGGTACTGGTACAATATTTGACCAAGAAATTTTAGAAAACGATGTGCTTGTTATTGGCGGCGAAGAAAAACAAGTCAAACACATCTTATCACCAACAGAATTAACTCTGTATAGTCCGGTTTCATCCAACAAAACATCTGTGTCACTAGTTAAGACTGGTTTATCTGATGTTTGGAATGATAGATTCTTAAAGAAATATGCTACGGCTAAAATCAAATATCAATGGGGCAGCAACCTAAGTAAGTTTGCTGGCATACAAATGCCTGGTGGTGTTACACTTGATGGAGTAAGAATTATGCAAGAAGCACAAGCCGAATTAGATAAAATTGAAGAAGAAATGTACACAATGAGTAGTTTGCCAAGTGAGATTTTGACTGGTTAATAATGGCAACAAATGTTTATTTTAATCCATTTCCACTCAATCAGATAACTTCTGAGCAACTGCTCGTTGAAGATTTATTGATTGAAGCCTTAAAAATTTATGGCATGGATGTATTTTACCTCCCTAGGTCTAGTGGAGATGTAGTAGATTATATCTATGGTGAAGATTCGAATAAACAATATACTTCTGCATATCCAATTGAGTTGTATTTGGAAAATGTTACCGGCATGGACGGTGAACAAGATTTCATTTCTAAATTTGGTTTAGAAATTCGTGATGAAATAACATTATTAGTCTCTCGTAGAAGGTTTGCTTCAACAGTACCACAGAAAAGACCAAATGAAGGTGATTTGATATATGTACCTTTGATACAAAACTTCTTTGAAATTACTTTTGTAGAACATGAAAATGATCAAGCAATGTTCTATACATTAGGCCGTGGTCGTGGTGCCAATGTCTATGTGTATGCATTAAAACTTAAACAGCTTGTGTTCTCCAACGAATTAATATCCACAGGTATTACAGAAATTGATGACCAAATTAGAGATGCATATCCAAGAACACGCATTACTTTAACAAGTGGTAATGGTACTTTTGTAAATGATGAAATTGTTTATCAAGGCAATAGTTTGGCCAATGCAACTGCACAAGCTACCGTTTATACCTTTGTTAAAAATACACACATTGATATAATTCGCACACAAGGAACATTTGTATCCGGTAATGTACGAGGCAATACAAGTTCTGCAAACTGGATTATTAGCACTATTTCTGATACAGTCACCATGAATACTGCCTTTGAAGACATTGTTGATAACGCTAGAATTGAGGCAGAGGCCGATGGCATTATGGACTGGACAGAAACAAACCCATTTGGTACTGATTAAATATGCTAGGTCAACCACACTTTTACAACAGAACCATTCGCAAGATAGTGGTGGCGTTTGGTTCTATGTTTAATGATATTCAAGTTGTTCGTTACAACAAAGATGTTAATATTCCTGGTCAAATCTTTAAAGTGCCGTTGTCATACGGACCAAAAGAAAAATACCTAACTCGTATTACCAGTGATCCCGATTTAACAAAATCTATTCAAACAATTGTACCTAGAATTTCTTTTGAAATGACAGGCATGTCATATGACCCTAGTAGAAAAAAAATGTCTACTATTCAAAACTTTGGCCTAGATTCAAATAATAGTTTAGTAACACAATTTGCACCTGTACCGTATGACTTTGATTTTTCATTATCAATCTATGTAAGAAATACTGAAGATGGTACTCAAATTATTGAACAAATTTTACCATTCTTTACACCTGATTTTACAGTAAGTGTGAATTTTATTCCGTCACTAAGTCAAAAATATGATTTGCCTATTAAATTGGAATCTGTATCAACAAGTATTGACTATGAAGGTGACATGTCAACCACTCGTTTGATTATGTGGGACCTAACATTCACACTCAAGGGTTATATTTGGCCTCCAGTTAAGTCGAATACAGCTCAAGGTTTAATTGGTACATATAGTACATCAGCGGCTGCATATGGTTTTGCTAAATCAAATATTTTCATTGACACAAATGTGCGTGATTCGCAAAAAGTTTATGTGAACTATGCAACTGGTAATAATGTGTTTACTACAGGTGAAACCATCCGTGTTGAAGATAAAGACATTACTGGCAAGGTTGTTTATTTTAGTAACACAGTTAGTGGTATTTTGGTGTTGAGTGATTTGAGTAAACTTGTTTCTGCAAATGATGTGGTTACTGGCGACTATTCGCAAGCTAAATATAAAGTAACAGCTACTGAAAACTCTTTAGTATTGGCTTCTAAAGTTGTAGTACAAGCAAACCCATTAAATTCTGCGCCAGATGACCAATACGGATTTACTGATACGATTACTGAATGGCCTAATACTTTGATATGAACAAATTGAATCAAACTCTTTCTGAAGTTTTAGATGTTGATCCTATTGGTTCAACAGAACTTCTTCCTGCAACACCAGTTACTAAAGTAGATGATGATGCCGACTTTGCTCGTGAGAACATTCGTACCTTAATTGAAAAAGGTAACCTTGCGGTTGATGGCATCTTACATGTAGCAAAAGAATCTGAACACCCAAGAGCATATGAAGTTGCAGCTAATCTAATCAAAAACTTGTCTGATTTAAACAAAGACTTGATGGAAATTCAAAAACGTAAAAAAGATTTGGCACCACAATCACAAAGAAGTGGTGATATCAATGTTGACAAGGCAGTATTTGTTGGATCAACTACAGAGCTAGTCAAGTTTTTAAAGAGTAATAAATAAGGAATTATAATGGAACAATTAATTGAACAACTCAAGGTAATTTTAGGTACCAATTTTGGTCTTTATCTAAAATCTCACAATTACCATTGGAATGTGGAAGGAAATGATTTTCCACAATATCACCTATTCTTAAATACTTTTTATAATGAAGTATTTTTACAGAACGATTTAATTGCAGAGCATATAAGATATTTGGATGCATATGCACCAGGTTCATTTAGTAGATTTATGGAGTTATCCGCTGTTGAGGATTCTACAACGGTGCCAGACCCATTAACAATGATGATTACCTTAAAAGATGACAATGACAAATACATTATGCAACTTCGTGCTGGTATTATTTTAGCAGAACAAGCTGGTGAACCTGCGGTGTCAAATTTCTTACAAGAACTTTTGGGTGCTCATCAAAAGAAAGCATGGATGCTACGTAGCACTATTAAATAATGTCTGATGCTGGCTACCTAGGTAATGCAAGTTTAAAAAAACTTGGTGTTGAGATATCATATACAGAAGAACAAATTGCAGAAATTGTAAAATGTTCTAATGATCCAGTATATTTTATTAAAACGTATGTAAAGATTGTCAATGTCGACCATGGATTGGTCAATTTTGATATGTGGCCATTTCAAGAAGAAATGGTGCAACAGTTCCATGAAAATCGATTTTCACTATGCAAAATGCCACGCCAAGTGGGCAAAACAACCACAACTGTTGGTTATATGTTGTGGAGTATACTATTCAATATAGATTATAAGGTTGCAATTTTAGCTAACAAAGGTTCTCTTGCTCGAGAAATCTTAGGTCGGCTGCAATATGCCTACGAATATGTTCCAATTTGGTTACAACAAGGTATTAAAGTATGGAATAAAGGTAACATAGAACTTGAAAATGGTTCTATGATTTATGCATATGCAACTTCGGCTTCTGGTGTCCGTGGTGGTACATACAACTTAATCTTTCTTGATGAGTTCGCTTTTGTGCCACATAATATGGCATCTGAATTCTTTCAATCAACATACCCTGTTATTTCATCAGGTAAAACCACAAAAGTTATTATAGTTTCAACGCCCAACGGCTTGAATATGTTTTATAAAATGTGGACAGATGCTATTGAAAAAAGGTCAACTTATAAGGCCATTGAGGTGCATTGGTCTATGGTTCCAGGCAGAGATGAAGCTTGGAAAGAAGAAACTATTAGAAACACCAGTGAAGAACAGTTTAGAGTGGAGTTTGAAACTGAGTTTATTGGCTCATCTGCCACTTTAATTTCTGGTGTTAAACTAAGAGCTTTGACATTCTTTAATCCAATCCATTCAGAAGAAGGTTTGGACATATATGAAAAAGCACAGCCTGGACATATGTATATTTGTACAATTGATTGTGCAGAAGGTGTAGAACAAGACTATTCTACCATTAATGTTATTGATGTGACGCAAGTTCCATATAAACAAGTTGCCAAATATCGCAATAATAAACTGCCTCTATTGTTTTTTCCAACCATTATATACTCATTGTGTAGAAGATATAATGATGCTTATGCTTTAATTGAAACTAACAATGTGGGTCAACAAGTCGTTGATATTCTGCACTATGATCTGGAATACGAGAACATATATAAGCTAGAACACCATCACATTAAGGGACAGTCAATCTCAGGTGGATTTAAACGATCAACATCTTTTGGTATTAAAACAACCAAAACTGTTAAGAAAATTGGATGTGCCAACTTAAAAACTTTAATTGAAGCTGATAAGTTAATTGTTAATGATTTTGATACTATCGCTGAGTTGACTACGTTTGTCAGAGTAAGAGACAGTTATCAGGCAGAAGAAGGTAATAATGATGACTTGGCTATGGGTCTGGTGCTATTCGCTTGGTTGGCGGCTCAATCATATTTTAAAGAAGCTACTAATATTGATATCCGTAGATACATGTTGGAAGAACAAAATATGCTTGTAGAGGAAGACTTGGCACCAGTTGGAATCATAGATGATGGTCGCCGTGAAGAAGTCCTGGTGGACAGCGGCGATGTGTGGACTGAAAGAGGCTATCTATCCTCAAGGTTCTAAAAAACTAAATAGAGTATTAATTATAAATATAATTGACCCAATAACAATAAGGAGAAATCCATGGCATTTCAGCTATCACCTGGGGTAAATGTATCAGAAATTGACCTG